ATAGGTGATGTATCCGACACAGCCCCAGCCAACGGTCAAGTTTTAAAATGGGATGGCACTAATAATCAATGGGCTCCTGCAGCAGATGATGCGGGCACCACGATTAACGCCATTGGCGATATAGGTAATGTCATGATCAATAGCCTGCAAGACGGAGATGCTCTGGTTTACGATGTTAACAATGATAAATGGTTTAATACACAGCCCGACGAAGCATCTCTTTTTGTGTCAGATGCTTCTTTAAAAAATGATGTATCGCAAATATCATCGGCGATTGAAAAGATACAATCAATCAGAGGTGTAAATTTCACATGGAACGATAAAGCACCAAAAGATCTCTCTGGATCTCAAGACATCGGCGTCATCGCCCAAGAGGTACAGTCCATCGCTCCTTCTGCGGTATCAGAAAAGAACGGGCTCTTACATGTTCAATATCACAAGATCATTCCTTTATTGATTGAAGCTATAAAGCAGCAACAAAAAGAAATCAACAACTTAAAGTCTAAAATCAATCAAGATTGACCGCTTACAATAGGAGCATCAAGTCCAGCCACCTGTCTAGGTTGAGCGCCGTACATATTGTAATTATAAACTAAATCTTCGATTTTATCTTTTGCGTCTTTTGCTAGGGCTTTAAAATCCTTGCTCATGCTGATTCTATTGGATGCGGAATTTGATATACTGCCTGGGCTACGTTTGATTTTGGTGTCACCTTCTTGTAACTCTATCCAGTCAGAAGCATTCTCTACTATAGAACTTTCGGTTGTATTATCGTAAACCCCTCTAAGTAGTTTCTGAGCCTGTTTTGTGTTATAATCTCGTATATACAATTGCTCGAGAATATCGCTCTCCTCTTCTTGCAACCTAGGATAAGGATTGCCGTCATCACCGGTAAATCTAAAAGATTGATTTAGTAGTATATTTAATTCGCCTAATCTGCCGCTTAGGCTGCCCGATACGGTGTTTAATTCAGCTAGCCTAGCAGTAGGCTCTTCTACGAAATCAAACTCGTATAACATAAGCCCACTAGCCAGCTGACCAATCTGATTAATGTCTTCCATTCAGAATTACTGTTCTTGAATTAATTTCAACAGATCTTTCCCTCTTTGTGAGTTTGGATCTACAATCGGTTTTGTAACTTGAACTGTTTTATTTGAACCTCCATTTGTATACTGCTTGAATGCCTTGATCAACTTATTTTTTAATGTTAATTTGGTGCCCGATGGGAATACCCCAGCATTTACAGCTAACTCTTGTAGTTCAGTAAGAGCCATATTATTGATAGAATGCTCGAAAGATTGAGCGTCAGATGTCTTAAATGGGTTTTTCTGTTTAAACCCAAGAACATCCTCAAGGCTTTGAGCCTCTGCGGCTTCTTCCTTAAGGTGGTCTTTTCCGTCGCTGAATTCAACCTGCTTTTTTGCAGTCTTTTTTGGTGTGGTTTTTTTTCTAGCCATAATGTATCCTTTTTCCTGGTTTTATTATATAGTAATGTTTGTAAACAAAAAATCCACCGCTAGGGTGGACTTTTTGCAAAATGCTGGAATCTACCCTTAGTTATAGTTAAGAGTAATACCGGTCAATACACGATCATCAAGAATCATGCGACCTTCTTCCATGGAACCGTAGTATCCAATTTTTTGTTGACGTACGCTGTACTGATCGTCAGCAGCAAGGCTGAATTCAGCAGAGGTTTCTGCGTCAAGAGCAACTGCGCGGAACAAGGACTCACGAGAGCGGTCAATGCCGATAACAATGTCATCATTGTAATCAGCTATGGTAGTGCCATGTTTTAGTGAGTTCCAAACCTTGGTGAACTTTTGGTCTTCGCCGAGCTCGTTAATTTCCATGATGGAGATGCCGTAGAACTCAGGAATTCCAGCGTTACTGTAGATAGCATTGCGCATTTCATCGGTAGCAGCAATTGGTCCTCCAGAATTAACAGCACCGCCAGCAGAAGTACCCTTAGTATTAACTGGATTGTAAGCCATTTCGCGAAGACCTTCTACAGCCTCAGGTGACATAATAAGATCAGATACACCTTTAATGCGTCCACCTTCACCGGCTCCGCCATTCCAAGCAGTATTGATACGTTTACCAAGAGTAAGAAGCTTGTTAAAATCGTCAAGAATTAAGGTCTTTCCTGCTGCTTCTAAAACATGGTCTTTACCGTTAGTTTTAGCTTCAGAAAGAGCGCCTAAAATCAAGTTAGCAGAAGTAGACTCCTGGCGAAGCATGATTTCTTGAGCGATACGGGTAAATGTCTTACCAATAACATCCATGCGAGATTTTGCTGCATAACGCTTGTCGAAGTCGACAGCACTATCGATACGATAGGTGTTGAACTTCATTTCAGACACGGTAGGTGTTACAGTGTTGGTAGGAAGTCCTCCAGGAACCGTAGTACTGTAAACCTTGACATAGTCAGGGGCAGTAATATCGTAGTATAGATCTAGCGGAATGCTAGGGCTATCCATTTCGTTGAATTGGAATGTTGAGAACAGATTGCTGAGGGTTGGGGCCTCATTAACTACTTGAGCTAATACTGGTCCGATAAATTCAGCAAGTGCTGTTTGAGCTTCGTAGGCTACATCTCTGTTACGAGAGGCCATTGCCTTAACGAGTTCTACTTGTTCTTCAGTTCTTTTTAGTGTGATATTCATTATTAGATGTCCTCTCTGATTGTAAAATTAAAGATCGAGATTGATGATGTAGTATCCTCCGGTTCCACCACTAGTAGATCCGTCTCCTGCAAAATAGTCAGGATTGTTGGTTCCATCGTAAATACCGCCGTCACGAGTTCCTACTGCAAGACAGGTACCTACACGTGTGTTTGCGAAGGAGGTATTAGTTGGATCGCCCGCTCTGAATTTTCCTTGAGCGGCAGCATAAACAGCAGCACCAGCAGTTGGCTCAGAGCCGTTAATAACAGCGCTTTCAGCAACCGTGATGATTCCCTTTGTTAAAACAGGAACTACTTCACCTGGAAGAACTCCTTGATGCTCAAGAAGTTTTTGGCGGTAGTAAAGCATTTTCTCACCATTTTCGTCGAATGCAAGAGTTTGATTTAAGGTGACACCCAAGATGGTGTCTGTTCCATTTGCCATTTCAAACTTAGCAAAAGCTTCGGGATTAACATTGCGTGCAACATGAGGATAATCAGTTTTACCCATGTAAGCGTTAAGAATATCTGAACCTTTTCCGTCGTCGCTGTATCCAGCTCCGATATCAGATCCAGCATCGCTTACTTTAACAAGGAGTCCTGCGTCGTGGATTCCAGAAGAATCGGAATGCTTGAAATCCGCAAGATCCGCCGCACTTGTTAAACCTGATAAATCAAGCGAAAACAAGTTGATTACGAAATGTTCGTTGTATTGTCTGAATGGTAGTAGTCTATTAGCCATTTTTAATTTCCTCTAATTAGTATTTGATGTTTACGCTTTCTTTATTAAAAGCTTGTTTAAATTTTTCTTTCAAGCTAAGCTCTTCTTCTGCGCCTGCAGCGTCATTGTTGGCGATATCAGCTTCTTCAGCTTCTACGCTTTCAATAACCTCTTCAGCTTCTTCAGTTGATGCTTCTTTACTTGAAAGTTCTTCAATTCTCTTTTGAACCTCGGCTTCGATTTTTTCAGCAATTAATTTTTCTTGCTCTTCTTTGAAGGCTTTGGTTTTATGCTTCCATACAACGTTTAATTTTTCTTTGTATTCAGCGTATGATTCTTCGGAAGAAATTGTTTTTAGTTCTGAAGCTAAGATCATGCGATCTTCATCTTCAAGTTCGAAAACCTCATCGAGCTCGCTCATTCTTTCGGTGAACTTCTCGGCTTCTTCTCTTGCAATCGCTTCAGATTCAAGCTCGCTAACTTTTTGATTAACAGTAGCGAGTTCTTCTTTTAAAGAGTCAAGCTCTTTTTCGGATTGCTCAGAAGCTTTTAATAGCTCTTCTTTTTCTTTAAGTAGGTTTTCTTTATCCTCTTGCCATTGATCATTTTTCTGCATGATAGCGTCATGAAAAACTTTTGTAATGTTAGCGATAGCTTCTTCAGATAATTTCTTAGAAGAGGCTTGTGCTTCAAGAGTTTCGGTTACTTGTTTGAGAATTTCTTTTTCCATAGTTTGTATAGGTGTTTGATTCTTGTTAAAAATTACATCGTCTTTTGGTAAATGGGAATTTTTATTTTTAAAAAAGTTATTTTTTATTTTCAACAGGTCATATTCGGTTAATATTTCCGCTTCATTTTCCTCTTCTTTTTGTTCGCTATTTAAAGAGACAACTCCTTTTACATCTGCAGCTGGATTGGCGGTAAAACCAATACCTATAGGATATATGTCGCCCATAATTAATCGATTAACAGTAAGACCTTCATCAGTTCTTCCGTTTCCTCCGTAAGCTTTTAAAAATTGCTTGTAGTCTTCTTTGCGTTCATCAGATATAATTTCTGACTGACTAAGATCATCACTTCCAAGGGCGATAGCGTAATCATTGAATCCTATTTCCCAACTCGCAGAGACTTTATGATAATGATCACTATCTTTATCCATTGACTCTTCAACCAAGTCAGCAAAGTCGGGGTTTACTGTTTTATAAACTACAGCAGATAATGCAATATTGAATGGTTCATTCGACTCAGCAACCTCTTCGGGTTCAAGCATTCTATTGTCTCCGTAGCTTGAAAGTGAAGCTCCAACGATATGCCCAACGACTTTTTGTTTTTGATGTTCGATGTTTGTAGGCTTATGAATAAAGTAATCTTTGATGGCTAGCGCTGTGGAAGTATCAATACCATCTCCATTTTTATTGAACTTATTCGCCACAGCAGCGTTAAAGGCTACACCAACAAGATCGATGTTCTTTTCAAAATCAATTCCCTCAGGAGCCATTGTTTTTAAAGAGTCCAGAGAGGCAGAGGATGTAAATTCTTCGTCAGCTAAATTAGCTAAAGATATATCTTGATAGAATGTAGTAGTATACTTAAAAGGTAAATCCATAAATCTATTATACACAAATTTTAATTATTATTCGTTATTTATTTTTTTACTGTGATATAATAAAGCTGCGGGATAAGATACTAATTCATTTGCTTGACTAATATCTAGTATATCAGATAATATATCAAGTTTTTCAATATTATTAAAATCTTTAATACATTCTTTAACTGAAGACTCCCAGTCATTCATTTCTTTTGCTAATACAACACTTTCTGTTAGGCTTGAGAGCATCTTCTTTTGATCTTTAGATAGTCTCTTTTTTTTGTAGTGCTTTTTAAGTTCTGATTCAGCGTATGTTTGTAATTTTTCTGTAGCGTATACTACTGACTGTATGTTTTCTCTACTGTGAAGATCCTCGCTAGCCAACAAATTGTTTGTTTTGGTTTTTGTTCCAGCGGGCCGCCCATTATCTTGCGAAACTTTAGGGTTTGGTTGAACTGCGGGCTGAGGAGCGTTTTGTTGCTTGATGCCAGCTTTATGTTGTTCTTTTTGCATTTTCTGTTGCTCTTCAGATAAAATTGGTTGAGAAACGCTTAATGGAGTATAGAAACCCTTTTCTCTGTTTTCTACAAACTTTTCTTGAGCAGCCTCTAAGTCTTGAGGGTTTGGATATATACCTTGCTTGAGCGCGGTCATTCCCTGTTCAGGAGTAATAATGCCCATCTCGATAAGTCTTGATGTGACCCTCTGAAGTTGAACTTCATCTTTAATATCAATTTCGACGAACTTGGGTTTTGGGAAGTTTTTAAAGCCCATCATTTTGCAAACTTCTTTTATTTGAGGCTCCATAATATCATTTAGAAATGTATTTCTCGCTTCCTTCAGTCTTTCCAAAAATATTTGAGCTTTTACTTGAGTGCTTGAGTAATTCTCTTTTCCTACAATAATGTTTTGTAAGCCTTCCTTTATATCTTCGTTTACGATTTGATATTTAGTCGGCCCTAGTACTTTATTTAAGTCAGGTATAACAAACTCAGCTTTAGTTGTATAATCAGCTATTAATGCCCTTCCTATGCTTTCGTTCTGAAACAGGCTTTGCATCGCTTTAAGGTTGTTAGGGTTTACTCCTCCTTTGTCTGGAGTGTTACCCATTGTTACTAGTAATATAACATTCTCTATTGTTTTTGTTATGGCTTGGTCTACTTTTTTCAGCTCCATCTTCCAATTTATGTCATCTAAAACTGGAAATCCAAATGGTATAGCGAAGGGCTCGTAGTCCTGTTTTTTGTAAAAGGAAAATAAAAGTTTTCTTGGGTCTAAGCTGACCATTACGCCTTCTTGCATGAATTGATTCTTTTGAATATTCTCTTTTGCTTCTGGAGGCATAGCATCAAATACCTCTTTGTCATATTCTGTTTGCGGCTTTTTTAACTTTTCAATATCATACTCACTGAGAAGTTTTTTGTATACGCCATTTTCCTGATTAAAACTAAGAGCTCTGTCAGCTACAAAATCGTAAGGATTTAAGAAAATATAGCGAACTGGGATTTTTCGCGCAGCTACGCTTTGATATTTAGATCCATAAACTTGATTAAGTTTCACCAAATCTTCAGCGCTAAACTTTCCATCCAGTTTGTACATAAAAACATTGCCTGACCTGTAATACTCTCTGAAATATTGATCCTTGAGTTTCCATACCTGAATCTTTTGCATCCATTTTTCTATAAAGGACCTGGCCTTCTCAGAGCCTCCTTCTAGGTATAAATCTGAATTTGAAAATTCAGCCATAACGTCGATGGCGTTCCTAAAAATAGGTACATTTGCGTAAGCCTTTTGGCAAAGTAGGAT